GATATGGCATTGAACTTAGGTTTCACAGGATTCCGTAGAGGATATGACTTCTACAAGTCTGATTGGAAATACCTAAACGACCCAACTATGCGTGGTGGATTAGCAAGTGGAGCAGTAAACGGACTATTAGTCCCTGCCGGTTCTACTTCAGTATACGACCAAGTAATGGGTAAAAACGCAAAGCGTCCATTCTTGCACGTTCGATACAGAGCTTCTGAAACTGAAGACAGACGTTACAAAACGTGGATTACAGGTTCAGCAGGTGGAGCACAAACTTCAAGCTTAGATGCTATGGAAGTACACTTCTTGTCTGAGAGAGCTGTATGTACTTTAGGTGCAAACAACTTCTTCTTATTCCAAGACTAAGAAGTAAATTAATAATGGGATGGGGCTGCATATGTAGCCTCTCCCTTTTTTTTAAGAATTAAATTAGAATTAAATGAAAAATAAAAACAAAGTATTTAAAGCTAAGTCTTACAGGCTTACAAGAGATGTAGCACCTTTATCTTTTATGCTACCGACACAAAACAGTAGAAGATTCGCATTAATGCATTTTGACGAAGATACAGGTACTAACCGAGAGCTTCGATATGCACGAAACCAAAAGTCCCCATTTGTAGACGAGCAGGATGGAAATGCCATCCTTGAACCCGTAATATTTGAAGATGGGCTACTTCACGTTGGAAAAGAAAACCAAGTATTGCAGAAGTTCTTGCACTACCATCCCTTAAACGGAGTGAAGTTTGAAGAAATCAACAAAGCTAAAGATGCCACAGAAGAGGTAGACTACCTATTAGTTCAAGCAGATGCATTGATAGAGGCTAAGTCACTTAGCATAGAGCAACTTGAGAATGTATGTCGTGTACTCTTTAATATGGATACATCAAAGACATCCACCGCAGAGATGAAGCGAGACATATTAGTATTTGCTAAGAACAATCCAAGTGATTTCTTAGATGTTATAACAGACCCTGAGCTACAGTTAGTAGGAACGGTTCAAAGATTCTTTGACCAAGGGCTATTAACATTTAGAAAAAGTAACAAAGAGGTATGGTTTAATTTATCTTCCAATAAAACAAAGTTATTAAATGTACCTTTTGGAGAAGAAGGTATAGATTTAGTTGTCTCTTATATGAAGAGCGATGATGGTATAGAGATATTAAAACACCTTGAATCACTATTAGACTAACAAGTTACTCTACCAATATACAAAGACTCCGCAAAAATGTGGGGTCTTTTTTTTTGCCTATCTTTGTAATAAAATAAGAGCAGATGATTAACTCGGTCCGACAGACGGTAATGTCTGTATTGAACAAAAATAATTACGGGTACATAACCCCATCTGATTTCAACTTGTTTGCAAAGCAAGCTCAGTTAGATATCTTTGAGAATTATTTCTATCAGTACAACTACCAATTAATGAAAGAAAATGCCCGTCAATCAGGAACGGGTTACGCAGATATTACGAAAGGTATAGAGGAGGTAATAGACTCTTTCTCAGTAACGCTACCATTGCTACAGAATGCAGGTAGTCAATATTTTTTACCATCTCCAACAACGACTAACAATAGCTACTATCTTATTAATAAGGTATTAATCTATACTAATCAATTGGCAAGTGGTACTACCACAGCAGTTAACGTATCAGGGACGCTTGTAGAGGACTCTACAGCGGACTTTACAGCAAGTGGTGTATCAGTAGGGGATATCGTGTCAACTGTAACAGGAGGCGTTACATACAATACTATAGTGGCATCTGTGAACAGCTCTACTCAGTTAACAGTAGGAGCTACGTCAGGCGTAAATGTATGGAATGCAATTAATAAGACTTATAATATATATAGGGCATCAGACATAAAGGAAGCAGAGAAGGTAAGCAACAGCAAGATTACTATGCTAAGTAATTCTATTCTTACTGCACCAAACCTAACATTCCCTGCATACGCACAAGAGGGTGACTTCTTGGATTCTTATCCAAATACGATAAGTAATATAGGGCAATTGATTTCTCAGTACATTAGATTTCCATTTGCACCTAAGTGGACATTCATAACATTAGCAAGTGGAGAGCCTGTATTTGATTCAGGAAGTGCTGACTATCAAGACTTTGAGCTACCATTGGACGATGAGGTTAACTTGGTTAACAAGATTCTACAATACGCAGGTATGTCGATTAGAGAGATTCAGGCAGTACAGTTTGCACAGGCTGAGGACAACGAGAATACAGCATCAGAAAAATAACATATGGCATATATATCACAATATCAATACTACGAAAATGGAGGGGCAAGCCCTGAAGATAAAAATTGGGGTTCATACCAATATGTTTCTTTAGAGGATATAGTAAATAATTTTATGTTAATGTACGCAGGGAACCACTCATTGGTAAACAATGAGCCTCGCTACAAGGTATTGTTCCACGCAAAGAGGGCGATACAAGAATTAAACTATGACGCATTTAAAGAGAGCAAGATATTAGAACTAAATGTTGGGGCACAGCTTAGGTATGTGCTACCATCAGACTATGTAAATTGGATTAGAGTATCAATGTACCGTAATGGTCTATTGATGCCATTGACTGAAAACATTCAGACCAATTGGTCAAGTGCATATCTGCAAGACAATAACGATAGGATACTATTCGATATAGACGGTAATGCATTAAGCCCTCAGAACTCAAACTTAGACCAAGATAGATTAGATGGAACTAAGCAGTCTATATACCTAAACCAAAACTCTGAGTATTATGGGAGAGCAGGTTGGAATATTGATGGGGCTTGGTACTTTGACTATGGGATAGGTGCTCGATACGGATTGAATACAGAGACTGCAAATGCAAACCCTACATTTAAGATAGATGCTAAGGGTGGTGTAATAAACTTTAGCTCAGGTATTGAGGGAGAGCTTATTGTACTTGAGTATGTATCTGATGGTATGGAGAATGGAGACGACAGTAAGGTAACTGTTAATAAGTTATTTGAAGACTTCATCTACGCTTACATTGAGTACGCTATATTAAATAGC